AAACCCTCTGCCAGAAAACCTGGAAAAGGAACCCAATTAGGATCAACATGAGGGATATAAAACTCCAGTTCTCTAAACACAACATGTGCTGAAACTGACACAGTAGTAGAGCCGGATGATGGAACTCCCAACGGGTTAAGAACCATCAATTCGACCGAACAAAAATTTGCGCCAATGTTGGAAGGAACTATTGTTGAATCAGTGAAATCAATAGGAGCCAACTTGCTATTTACATAGAAAGGAACTTCTAAAGCTACACTAGTGGATTCATTAGCATGGAGAAAAACATGAGGAGAAGACAGATAGGAATTGATGCGATTAATATCACCACCAAAATTGTTTAGAGGTTGGGCTGTAGCTAGAAGAATACCTTGGTGCATAGGAGTTCCAGAGACTTGGAAGACCATGGAAATCTTTGCACGATAGTAAACCGAAGCTATAAACGGAACCTCCGCCAAGGCGTTGATCAAAACATCTCCCGGGAGCTCAAAAGAAATTAAAAGAGAATTTCTAGTGGCAGTATTAGGCCACGGAACTGTATCTAACAAAAAAGGTTTATTTAAAATTACAGAATAGTCCATTTCTAACACAGGAGGAACACAATCCAATTTTGAAGTCTTATCATAACGAATAGGCAACTCTAAAGTATTGCGTGCTCTAGCATCGGAAAAGTATTTTGAAAAAGTAGAAGAAATTGTAGAAGAAGTGGTTATTGTTTACATAGCTAAATTAAATAACCAAAAGATAGCTTACGTGAAATTGATTTAAATTTAAAAAGAAAATTAAAAAGGTAGCGTCAATAAAAACAATTATCAATACAAAAATGACTTATAACTCCAAAAATTTAATTTTCCAAAATTAAAATAAAATTATATATATAAAATAAATTAAAATATAAAATAAATAAAACTAAAACAAAGATTCATACATCTGTACTAAAGACACCTGGTCCGTATACAAAAATCGTAAGTATGAAAAAGGCAATTTAAAAAAGGGATAGTTGCGTTCCTTTAACCTTTCGTAGAGGTCATCTAAATGTTTGTCAAAATCAGGATGTAAATACAGCTCACGCTGTATATTATGTATCTTATCATCCAGCACTTCTGACATATTTTTATCACTCATAACAAAAGATAAACCAGAATACAACGTTCTCAATTCTAAAGGACACATATATTTGTTTAACTCCTTGTGAAAAACAAACTTTCTTTTAAGAAAATCTATCTCATCCAAGGTCTGAAAATCAAAATCAATGGGCCCTTTTGTAGACGTAGTCAAACCCAAGCCTATAGAGGTGAAAAAATCACGCATAGATCGTGCAGTCAAAATGTCAAAATTACTTTTGACACCAACAACTTTATCATCTCCATAAACCAGGTCTAAAACATCCTCAAAATACCTTTTCACACAAACAGTTCTCTTATTCGAACTTAGCTGTCTGTAGTACCACATTGCAGTATAAAAACGATTAACTAAACTATTAAAAATTGCAGTTAAAAAATGACCTGAAGGTA